AAACTCAAGCTCAAAAAACAAGAAGAGTATATTGATTATAATACTGCACAACAATCTATTTCTGAATATAAAAGTTCAATTAACTTAAAGACAGCGGAGAATAACAACCTCTCTAATCAGGTTTCTAAAAATGACGATATAAAGCTAAAAGTTAAAAACATAGTTACTACAGCTAAGCAGTTAAATATAGAGTCATCTAATATTACTACAGAAATATCCTTACTAGATACGGTAAGTAGTATATTTGACTCAACAGGAGCTCCTGCGTATGTTATGGATTCTATTGTGGATAACTTTAACGAAGCAGTGTCTGAGTTTATAGGTGAAATATGGCCAAGTGCTACATATATACTACAAACTTATAAGATAAATAAAGATAAATCTATTAAGGCTAAATTCTCAGAAACCCTAACAATAAATGGCAAAGAGAGATCAATAGGATCACTATCTGGTGGCGAAGTTAGGGCCCTATCATTAGCCTTAGATTTTGCAATTATTGAGGTTTTAAGCAGACAATACGGCCTCTCACTTAACCCAATTTTGTTAGATGAACCATTCAACGGATTAGATTCAGTTGGCAGAGAGATGGTTATTGATCTACTCACAAAATTTTCACAGCATCGTCAAATATGGGCAGTTGATCACGCCACTGAGGCTAAAGCCATGTTTAATCAAACCGTTATGGTAGAAAAACGCAATGGCATATCCAAGATAGTTCAGACTATGGTATAATAAGACCATGGATGAGTTAAAAGATAAGTTATTGAAATTAAAGGAAGGTCTCGCTAAAGCCATGAAACAAGGTGGTATTGGTGGTAAAGGGGCTGTTAAATTAGGTGCAATACTTCCAACCATTAAGAGTGTAACTACAGCAGGTAAACCTGGTGGAAACAACTCCAAAACTCCCAGTCTAGGCATAACCCAACCATCCAAAAAGAACCCTGTTAAGCAAGCAGAACAGATTCAAAATAAAGATCTCAAAGACATTAAGATGAAAGATGCCCAAGCTCAAATTAAGGCTCAACCAATGGTTAAATTTGAAAAGAACGGACAATGGTCTATTGAGAAATCAGGATATAAAGGGTACAAACCAGAAGATAATGCTCGTAGAAAAGCAAACAATACTGGTGAAAAAACAGGTATCCACACAATGGATAGTGTAAAGCAATATGGTGGATCTGGTGTTAATGCAATCAGTAGAGAAGTTAAAGAATTAAAGCGAAAAACAAGAAAAAATCCAGTTAAAATATATAGTAAAGAAGAGATAGCTGCTATAAATGAAGAGAATAAGAAGAAGGAATAGACATGCAGAAAGGCGAAGATAAGATAGATCTAAAGCTAATTGAATTACTTTGTATGCTTTCAATATTAAATGAATTACAGTATGAATCAGTCACATGTGAATTAAAAAAACTCAGCATCAAAAACGCACTAGATTAATAATCTAAGTATAATCCCTATATCAATCGAACATAAGGAGAATCAAGTCTTGAAGAAAAAATTCGTATTAGATACTAACATAATCCTAACAGATCCACTATGTATATATAAATTTGATAATAACGATGTACATATACCACTCATAGTAATTGAAGAGGTAGATAGACACAAGAAAGGTCAAGAAGAAAAGGCTCGTAATGCTAGAGCATTTGCAAGAGAAGTAGATGCACTGAGAAAGAAAGGTGAATTAGCTAAAGGGGTCGAATTACACACCGGTGCTAAGTTATTTATTACAGTAGTAAAACAAGAAGATGACGTTCCATTAGGTTTAGATTTAAAAATTAATGATGATCTAATTTTATATACTGCATTTAAAATTGGTGGGATAGTTGTATCTAAAGATTTAAATGTAAGACTAAAAGCAGATGCCATTTCAGTTCTAGCTGAAGACTATAAAGCTGGCAAAGTTAAAGTTGAAAACGATAAGTTGTATGCAGGACATAGTGTTACATACATGACAAAAGAAGAACTAGATACCTTTAGAGATGATAATTTTGTTAAATTTAAAGGTGACCATGATAATCAATATTTTATTATATTAGAAGAAGGTAATGATCGTAATTCTGCATTAGGTAGATATTCTATAGCACAAGGCGGATTACTTCCTTTGATAACAAATGCTGCAACGTGGGGAATAGTACCTAAGAATGCAGAACAAAGATTTGCATTAGATGCATTACTAAATGATGATATAAAATTAGTATCTTTAGTTGGTAAAGCTGGTACCGGTAAGACACTGCTAGCGGTTGCTGCAGCATTAACAAAGACACTAGAAGAATCAAAATATAAAAAGATATTAATATCTAGACCTGTTATTCCAATGGGGAAAGATATAGGTTTTCTTCCAGGTGATATAAACGAGAAGCTAGATCCATGGATGTCTCCAATCTACGACAACCTTGACTTTCTATTCGGTGAGCATGGTGGTATTAACCAACAATGGAAACTATTAGTAGATCAAGGATTAATAAAGGTAGAAGCACTTACTTATATTAGAGGTAGATCAATTCCTAATCAGTTCATGATTATTGATGAGGCCCAAAACCTTTCACCACACGAAGTTAAGACTATTATAACTAGAGTTGGTGAAGGAACTAAGATAGTACTTACAGGTGATGCAGATCAAATTGATAGCCCATACTTAGATGCTATTAATAATGGTCTTACTTATGTAGCTGATCGTATGAAGAAAGAAAAGATCGTTGCCCATGTAGAGCTTACCAAAGGTGAAAGATCCGAATTGGCTGACATAGCAGCAAATCTACTTTAGTATAATACTCGTATGAAAAAAAGTAATAAGCGTAAGGTTAAGAAGAAGAAACCTAAATACAACCAAAATTCACAAATACGCTCTGCTATACGTAGAACTTTTTCACGTTCACCTATGGTTCAGGAGGTCAAAAAAAGTGCGAGAACCGAACATGACCAATTTAAGAAAGATGGAACATTGGCAAAAAGAAAAGCAATAAGATATAAGTGTGTAGATTGCAGTGGGTTATTTAAGGGTGTAGAGATTGCAGTAGATCACATTATCCCAGTTATTCCTACCGATGAGGAATTTAAGGATTGGAATGGTTTTGTAAATAGACTATTTTGTGACAAAGATAACCTACAAATCCTGTGTTCATATAAACTTAAAGATGTAGCCAAGCATAATAATGAACCCTCTTGTCATCATAAAAAAACACAACAAGAAAGAAAAGAAAGAAAAGCAAATAAACTATAGAAAAAATCCCATTAGTATAATTGATTCATGATAAAAATAACCATGGAGGAAATTAATGGCTAAGAATAAATGGGATAAAATACTCACCGAATCTTATGTTGCATCTAAGATAGATATTACAGAATCAGCAGCAGAAAAAGAACTAATTACATCAGAATTTGCAATTAAACAACTGCATCATGAAAAAGAAGAAGATAAACAATTAACTGCAGCCAAAGAGATTGTTAAAGATCTTAATGCGGGTTATTCATCTGCTTCAAAGTATGAAAAAGCAAAAATTGAATTTTTACTAGAAAAAATAGAAAGTCTTAGATATGCTAAGCAAGCTAACGGAGGCGAATAATGAGTTTAAGAGAAGATTATTCCGGTACATGTACTGGCGGGTTTGAAAGTGATATGGCAGTTGTTTTCCAAGCAGGGGTTGATTTTATAGGGACTGAACTTGCTCCAGGGATAGCATATCCAGTATTATCTACAGCACTAAATGCATCTGCTACTGCCGGTATTAAAGTATTTACTTCAACTGTAGATGTTACCTTTGAACCAGATAACTTAAAATTAGGTGGCATTCACCAAGATACATACTTCGCTGGTATCCTAGATGCTTTAGCACACGAAGGTATTTATTCTATGTATGTTTCATTAGTACTAAATACATCTGATACATTAACTACAAAAATAGATTTTAACTTTAGTCTATAATATTTTTTATAAGAGAATCTTAACCCCTTGAATAATACTTTCAAGTCTAAGGAGCATAAATGAATTACCTCTACCTTGATGTGGAAACAACAGGTCTTAACGAAAAAAAACAAGATATAATCCAATTAGCGTGCATCCCTATAATCAATGGGGTGCGTCAAAAAACATTTAACGAATTCTGCCAGCCGATTAACTGGAATAGTATAGATCCATATGCCCTAAAGGTTACTGGTACTACATTAGATATGTTAAAAACATATCAATCACCAGAGGTTATGATAGAGAAGTTTGTTCAATATGTAAATTCTTTTGGTGTTAAATTTACTATTGCTGGATATAATGTAGGTTTTGATAAGAGATTTATAGCATCCACATTTAAAAAATTAGATAGAACATCAGATTTCTTTAGAATGTTCGACATAACTGTTCATTGTACCTTTATGAGGGCTAAAAGTGTAAAAACTAAAATCGCATCTCAATCCTTAAAGTTAGGTGTTCTAGCAGAGCTATATGGTATTCCAATTAATGCCCATGATGCTTTATCTGACATTGAAGCAACAATAAAAGTAGATGAAATAATGGCAGGATTGTTAAATGAAGATAACACAGTATATACACCAACAATATTAGCTGAAGATATTAAAATCAATGCTGATGCATGGCCAGAGATGGCACAATTACACATACATTCACAATATAACATGGCTGATGGTGTGCCATTGCCAGAGACTTGGTATAAGTATGCCGCAGATAATAATATCCCTGGTATCTCTATTGTAGATCAGGGGTCAGCAATTTCATTATATAACTCAATTAGAAACAAAGAAGATACCGTAGCAGTGTCGGGTGTTGGATTAAATGTAATTATTGACGATGGACCAGTACCTCATGTAGACCCATTCTCATTAAATGCTTGGGCAGTTACAAATGAAGGTTACAATAATTTAATAAAACTATCCTCATTAGGTTACAATACTGCAACAGAGGTAAATGGTATTAATACACCATGCCTAACCCTAAGTCAAGTCGTCGCCCACAAGAAAGGGTTGGTGTTCGGTACTGCAGATATACATGGACCAATTGGTCAAGCATTTCAAGCTGGCGATGCGGAACTGGCGGATAAGAGATTTCATGAAATCTTTGATAGACTTAAAAACGTCTACTTAGAATTCAATCCAATTGATATTACAAGAATATTTGATGGCAAGATTGGTTTTAGGAATGTTAAGCAAAATGATCTAATTAAAGATGGTAATTTAAATAAATCATATAATAAATTTATATTTGAGTATGTCAAGAATTTTGCTGATGTAAAAGCAATACCTGTTTCTGGTGCTTGCTTTATTAAACCTGAAGATAAACTAGTTCAAGATTGCTTATCAAAGAATGCCCATTCAAATGGGGCACACTTTCATGAGTCTTACCATATTAAGAATGCAGATCAGGTGTATAGAGAACTCAAAGTTCATCTTGGTGATGATTTGACTGAATTTGAATATAGTAAATGGATTCAGCATACTTTAGATATAACCAATAAAGCCAAGACGATAGATATTACATTTGACTTCCATCTACCTGAAATAGAAATCCCATCATACATAAAAGCTAAAACAGACGATTACGATAAGCAAACTTATTATGTAATGATGGAAAAAATAAAAGGCCATGGCCGATGGAAAGATGATCCAGTTTATATTGAACGCTTTAAAAAAGAATTAGATGTAATAATGAAGAATGAAGCAATGAATTTCATACCATACTTTCTAGTATATGAAGATGTATCTCAATTTTCAAGAGATGCAGGATTCTTACAATCAATTGGAAGGGGTTCAGCTGGTGGTTGTTTGATATCTTATTATCTACAAATTATCCATGTTGATCCCGTTGAAGCTGAACTACCATTTGAGAGATTTCTATCTCATGCTCGTATCCGTGCTGGCTCATGGCCAGATATTGATATGGATATTTCAAGAACAGCTCGTCCCCATGTTATGAATTATCTTAAAGATAAGTATGATTTAGGCTTTGCACAGATATCTACATTCTCAACAATGAAAACTAAGAATGCAATTAAAGATGCTATGATGGCCATATATGGTCGTAATCGTAAGGATTTTGAAATAGATGCCGTATGTAAGACTATTCCAGATTCACCTCAGGGAGTTGAAGAGAAAGACTTTCTATATGGATATAATGATAGAGAGGGAGATTATCATAGAGGACAACTTGAGGATAATGAGCAATTACAGAATTTCTTCAATACCTATCCTGATATTGAGGGATTAGTAAAAGACCTCTTAGGGATTGTTAGGGGTTGGTCTAGGCATGCATCAGCATTTGTTATATCAACTATTAACCTAAGAGATGGACGTGTTCCAACATTATCTATGTGGGATAATGGTATGAATGCAAATATCTATGTAACACAATATAATGCTAAAATGGTAGAGAATAGTTCTCTAGTTAAGGCTGATTTACTTGGTCTTAATACTATGGCAATGGTTACAGATTGTGTTGAATTATTAAAAGATAAGATTAACTATTTAGAATTAGATGATAATGGTGTAGCACTTATATATCGCTTACCAGAAGATGAAGGTATATATACTGATTTTTATAATAAGAAAACCGATTCATCATTTCAATTTAATACAGATGTTGTTAAAAATGCAGCACCGCAATTCACACCAACCGAGCGTGGTCATTTGAGTATTATGACAGCACTACTTAGACCTGGAGCGATGGATTGTCACTTTTCGTCTAATGCTACCGTTATGGTAAAATATAATGACGGAAGTATTGAATATTATGAAGAAAAGGAGCTTACGATATGGCAAGAAAAATTGAAGAATCAAAAATAAGAGAAATGATTAAATACTATGAGAGCAATAATGTGTCATTACAAGGTGTTGCTGATAAATTTAACATTAGTAGGCCTACAGTTTGGCAATATATGAAGAAAAACGGTATAAAAGTTGATGCCCAAAGAACAAAAATAGGCAAGAAGGCTTGGAATACAGGTCTTACAAAGGCTACAGATAGTAGAGTAATAAAGTATGCAAAAACTAAATCTAAAGATTATATAAAAGATGGATATAAGATGGTTTGGTCTGATACTTTAAACAAATCAGTAAGAGAACATCATGAAGTTTGGTATAAAAACACAGGCACATGGCCAAACTTTAATAATAAAGAACAGATACACCACATAGATGGTGATAAACTTAATAATAAGTTCTCTAATTTGGTTTTATGTTCAGTATCTGAACACACTAGAATACATAAAAGTTATGAAGTTTTAACATACAAGTTAATAAAGGAAGGCTTAGTTAAATTTGATAAAGTTAAAAATGAATTAAATGTAGATGGATTAATAGAAATATTGGAGGATGCAGGATGGATAAGCGAAGAATTGTAAGTGTAGAATTAACCCCTGGAGTTTTATTGAAAGATGCTATATCAGCCACACAGCAGTATATGGACATTAGAATGGGTAAAAAGGGTGTTTCTTTTGTTCATCCAGACCTAAAGCCAATTCTTGAAGAAACTTATGGGATTATTGTTTACCAAGAGCAAGTTATGAAGATTTTAGTTGATATCTGTGGATATACACTAGAAGAGACAGATCGAATCAGAGATGCTATTGCTAAAAAGAAACATGATGTTATGATGTCAGCGTTTGATCGTATTAGAACAGCAACAGGACCACGAGGTTGGACCGTAGAACAACAAGATGCACTATGCAACACAATTCAAGCATTCTCCAGATATTCCTTCAATAGATCACATAGTCATTGTTATGCTGAATTGGGATACATTACAATGTATCTTAAGCATCATCATCCATTAGAATGGTGGTCAGCAGTTTTAAACAATGAAGGTAAAGAAGAAAAAACAAGAACTTTTATTTCATTACTAGGTGATATTGTAAAACCACCATCTATGAAAAATCCATCTGAATTCTTTATTGTTGATGGTGAACATATAACTGCCCCAATATCAGCAATAAAGAGAGTTGGTCCGGCATCTGTAAAAGAATTAGTTGCAAAAGGTCCATTCAAAGATTTAGCAGACTATGTTGAGAGAATAGAACATCGCAAGGTTAACAAAGGGGTAATTGAGGCTATGGTAAAAGCTAGAGCTGCTGACTCAATGATGGATAAATCCTTACCCACATATGCAGATCAAAGACTTGCATTCTTAGCTGAATATAATCAACTTAGGGGTGGTAAGATAGCTTGGAAGCCAGATGTTAAAGATACCAACCCATTAAATATATTCTTTATGGAAAAAGATATGAATAAGACTTTTAATAAACACTTACTATCAGATACCGATGTGAAGAATTTCTTAAAAGCAAAATGGCCACATCTAATAAGTACAGGTAAGAAAGGTGCACCCTTCTTAATGCCAAGACAAGATGGATCTAAAACTACTATTATTAATAATGTAAAAATAGCTGAGGGTTTAATAAACCAAGGATACAAAGAAGAAGTTGGTATGATTATGTTATATGAAGGTTCTAATATTAGAAAAGGTATATCAAAGAAATCAGGTAAAGAATATTGTATGCTTAATATACAACTCTCCGATGGCTATACTAATGTTGAATGTGTAGACTGGAATAGAAAAAAGCCGTTACGCTTTCCAGAGAACAGTATTGTATATATAAGAGGGACCTTAAAAGAAGGATGGAGGTTATCGTCAAGTATAAATCTTAAAGAGATTGAAATAATTAATTAGGAGGAAGAATGGAATATGTTAGAGTAGACAAGGCACCAGAAAAACTAAAGAATAATGAAATGGTTATTATTAAACCAAATTTTTTAGAAGAAGTTGTTGCTACAAAAGGAAAACGCGGAGTTAATAAAATTGCTACAATTAGGAATATCAGAGAGACATTAATGCTCATCACAGGTAACTATGATGAAACAATTAATCCATATCATTTAAAACTACAAAGATATGATAATTTAATGTATAAAGATGATGAAGCATATGCAGAAATTATTTTAAAAGTAATTAAAGACAATGGACTTAACTTGCTAGATAAAGCAATTGAAAAACAATTATTAAGTCGTGGTCCACTAATCGACACAGTTTATTATTTAAGTCCTGACATTGAAGGCTCAGCAGCTTTTATAAACCTTGGATTTAACATGAGAAATTCTAAAAAAATAACCAAAAAGGCTGTTAATTAGAACATTGTGGTATAATATAAATATGCCGATTGACGGTAGTAAAAATAAACTATGGCTGAAAAGCTAGCTAAGGAGAAACAAAGATGTCAAACATCAAAATCAACCTCGATTCTTTAAACCCAAAATCATTTAAAAAAACAGTTCGTCATAAGGTACAAGACGGTGATAATATCACTAGATTCTTACCACCTTTTGGACCAGAAGCTAACGGTTATCCATATCGTAAGTGGAATGTTATTTGGGGACTTATTGATCCAAATTCAGGGCGTATGAGACCATTCGCATCATCTTCAACCTATGAAGGTCAATGTCCAGTTTATGATTATTTAGATTTACTTAAGAAAAAAGTAGATACAATCACAGACGAAGAAAATGCTAAAAAAATAAATGAGTTTATTTCAAACTTGAGACCTAAATCAGTATATGTATATAATGCATCTGATAAATCTGGTCAAATTGGTATATTAGAGCTTAAGACAACAGCCCATAAGAAGGTTATTGCTCTTATGAATCAATATATAACAGATTATAATCAAGATCCAACTTCTTTAAGTTCAGATCCATCTGATTCTGGTGTTTGGTTTAATGTAAAGAGAGCCGGTAAAGGGTTTGATACAACTTACGATGCTATTAAAAACCAAACAATGGTTAAAGATGCAAATGGTGTTCCATCATTTCAAGATGATAGAAGTCCATTGTCAGAAAATATTGTTCAAAACTTTGAAACAATTGGATATGATCTTAATAATCTTTATCAAAAACTAACATATGATGAGTTAAAAGATATTTTAGTTGCTAACTTAATTAATGCAGCAGCAGAAATCCCTGAGCTATTAATTACAGGTTTTGGTTTAGAAGAAGCTTCAAATACAAACTTTGAACCAGTAGCGGAAACTGTAGCAGTGCCACAAGGTAATGCCAGTGTGAAGTTAAATTTAGGTGCAGTTGAAGATAATACTCCAACTGCAACTACGGTAGGGAAAGCCCCAGTAGCTTCTACAACTGATACAGAAGATATTTTAGCTATGGCTGATCAAATTTTCAATTCTTAAAAATATGAAAAATTGCAATAGATGTGGAACTAAATTTATATCAATTAGAGAACAGCACATCTATTGCTCTTTTGAATGTAAAGAAATTCAAGCTAAAATTAATAAAAGAGCAAAATATAGCAAATTATCTCAATTAGAAAAAGATAAAATTAACAAAAAACAAAGAGATAAGCGACAAAAGAAGATATATTTACCAATTGAATGTGGATGTTGTAATAAGTTATTTACACCAAAAACTAAAATAAATATTTACTGTTCAATTATATGTTCTAACTTTATTAATAAAAAATTAAGAAATAATCTTAGATCAAGGCTAAACAAGGCCATAAAGAGAGAGTATAGATCAAGTTCAGCTGTTAGTGATTTAGGATGTACTATTGAGGAGTTTAAGATTTACATAGAGAATAAATTTGAAGAAGGTATGACTTGGGATAATTGGAATAAAACAGGTTGGCACATGGATCATATTAAAGCTCTATCTAACTTTGACCTAACTGTAGATTCAGAATTAAAGAAAGCTGTGCATCATACTAATCTACAACCTTTATGGGCTAAAGATAATTTAAGTAAGGGATCAAAATAATGAATGAATTACAAACAATAAATGTAACTAAATTAGTTGAATTTACAAAGTTAATAAAAGATGTTGGGGGTATGAACAAAATACTAGCACCTAATTACCTACAGCAATTTATTATGGCAATGGACACAACAAGTTCAATGTTATCAAAAGCTGTTAAAGCAAATTTACAATCAAAAGCAAGATTAGATAAAGCTAAAGCAATTGCATACTTAGATAGGGCTGGAGATTATTGTGAGAAGAAAGGTATCAAATTATCTAATGGTGTACGTGAAATGTATGTTGATCTAGATGATGATGTTATATCTGCTAAAGATAGATTTGCATCATCAGAAGCAATGGTTGTATTCCTTAAAAACAAATACCAAGCATTTAGATGTGCCCATGACGATGTTAAAAAGATTTCTTTTAACGAAGTGCAAGGTACAGCATTTGAGGGGTATTAATATGAAGATGTTATTGATTATTTTTTTCTTAACATCTTGTGGATTTAAGCCTAAATTTAAAGATGGTAGTTATGTAAAACACACACAATCTGGTTGTATGGGGACAGTAATGATGACCTATACAACTGAACCACACGTGGGAATGGTTATTGTAGAAGATTATATTTGTGAAATTGAAAATAAAGATTTTAAATATACAAAAAAATCAACATTTGATATTCATGAGGATAATTTAAAGTATGTAGGGTTTGAATCAGCAAAGAAGTATAACCAAGCTTTATTTACATTTATTCTCAAAGATGAGAAGAGCATACAGGAGAAATGATGATGCATAAAATAGAATTGAGAGACAAAAGAAAAGAAGAAGACAGAAATGGTCAACCTACAGTGGGTGCTAATTGCGAAATCTTAATTGATGGGAAACTACTAAAGGGTGTAACTAATTTCAAGGTGGAAGTTAATCCTCGCAATGTTGCTAATATTACAATAGAAATGATTGGTGAGTTATCTATAGATATAATTGGAGATTATGAAACTAATTTCTTCAGTGTTAAGAATAAAAAGGAGGAGTAAATGTCAACTAAAAAATGGATGAAACAACTAGAAGGAGATTTTGCTAAAGTAGCATCATCAATCCCTAGACCATCCGAAAATGTAATACAACTTGCCTCACCTAGTTTTAACTGGGCTGTTGGTAATTCAGGTCTTACCGAGGGTAAGGCAGTATGTTTCTTTGGGCCAGAGTCATCTGGTAAATCATTGCTTTCCCAGCTTTGTTTGGTTGAACTACAAAAGAAACACCCCGAATCAATCCAAATTCTTATTGATGCTGAGTTCAGTTTCAATGGTGATTGGTTCGAAAAGTTGGGTGGTGATCTCGATAGACTTCTAGTTAAGCAAACCAATGATCCATTAGAAATATTCGATTGGATTGAAAAAGATGTTCTTGAAATGTTACAAGATGGAGCACCTATAAACGGTTTAATGATAGATTCAGTTAAATCTATCCGCTACCCTGGAGACCACAAAGCTAAATCAACCGACCTAACCATGGGTGGTTCTGGGGCTAAATACCTTGGACCTGCACTCAAAGGACTTCTTCCTATTATTAGAAGATATAATATCTCAACTTATTTAATTCAACAAGTTTATGAAGAGATGGATCAATATAAAAAGATGAATAACCCATGGATCATTCCTGATGGTAGAGCACTAAAGCATTTTTGTGATTATATGCTTCAAGTTGAAAGAGTAGATAAAAAAGATGGAAGATTAGAAGAAGGTAAAACCATTACTGGTGGAGCTTTCCAAGTAGGTCATAAAGTTAGAGTTAAAGGTAAAAAGAATAGAGTTGGTGCTCCATATAGAGTTGCTGAATTTATGCTTCGCTACGATACTGGTATTGTAGATACTGAAAATGAAACATATGAACTAGCAAAATCCTTAGGTGTTATTTACCACCCTGTGTCAGAAGCCACTGGTAAAGTTAGTAATATGATGTGGGCGTTTGGTAAATACCCAGCTGTTAAAGGTGAAACCAATATGAAATTCTTCATCACATCTAGTAAACAAATTTTAAAAGAAGTATATGATGCGTGTTTAAGTGCTGATGATATTGCTCTAGCTGCTAGAAACGAAGAAATGAAAATAACGGAGATTAATGTAGAGGAACTGTAATGGATACTGTAAGTCAAATAAGAGAATTAGTTAGTAAAATGGATAATAGGGGCGAAAAAATTGGCCCCTTTATTCATTTAGGGAGAGATGTGTATGATGTTATGCGCACGCAAATGATTGAAAGGTCAGCTAATCCCTATGTTGCTTTAGGTGCCACAGGGAATACTATACTAGAACTATACACCCCATCTGGGGCTTTAAAATTACTCCGAAACCACGATGGCCCAGCTGATCTCATTAGTATAAACGGTAGAACCTTATTAGATATTATTGTAGAAGAGGAATTATTGGGATCATGAAGAATTTTTTAA